GTTAAATTGGAGGAATCAAAATGGATAAAATTCTTGAAACCCTTTCCCAAAAATTCTCAGCAGAAGAATTGAATGAGGTCAAAAAGGCTATTGAATTCACTGTTGATGAAAAGGTAAAGGCAAAGTCTGAACAAGAAGCCAAGATGATTGCCAAGAAAGCTGATGAATTTTGTCAGAAGAAGATTAAGGAAGCTGTTGAAAAGAAGACTGCCGAAATCGAAGAAATTGCTAACAAGTTCTGCGAAGAACGCTGCGATAAGTTGAGCAAGGAAGCCGATGCAAAGGTTGAATCTTATAAGAAGAAACTCGAAGAAGCTTCAGAACAGTATATCCTTGAATATTTCGATGAGAAGTTCACAGAAAAGTACGGGCAAGAACTCGAAGCTATCGAAGAAAAAGTTATTACAGGCTTGGATAAGTATCTTGAATATAACATCAACGAAAAGATTGGTCCAGAGATGATTCAGAAGACTGCATTGCAAGAAACCTGTCAGCCGATTGTTGAAGAGTTCATTCACATTCTTGAAGACAGATATGTTGCACCTAACACCACTGGTTCTAAGAGAATCCGCGAATTGAAGGCAGAAAATGCTGAAGTCCGTGCATCTCTCCAGAAGCAGCTCGATGAAAACATGCGTCTCGCTGAATTGGTCGAAAGCACTGGTAAGAAGTCTTTGATTTCTGAAAAGGTTGCTGACCTCTCTGCAGATCAACGTCTCAAGGTTCGTAAGTTCTTCAAGGAAAAGAGCTTGAATGAAACTAAGAAGGATATTGATGCTTATATCGAAATGATCCAAGAACAAGCAGACTCTATCAACGCTATGCGTTATGAAAGAGAACAATTGTTCGAAAATCATGAAAAGCCGGTTCGCAAGTCTCGCTATGTCGAAGACCGCACGAACGAAACTATCACTGAAAAGTTTAAACCAAAACGCCGTGAATTGAGCGCTCGCGAACGCATGATGCTTGGTTCCGCTAACCTAATTGATGAAAATTAACTGAAATGCGAAAAATCTAATTTTTCGTTTATAAATAAAATATAGAAATTCAGAAATAAAGTAATTTTTTAATAGGAGAAAAAACAAATGAAGATTACAAAGACACAAGCCGGTATGATGGAACGCTGGGGCAAGGCTCCGGGCGGACTCTCAGTCGCTGGCATTAAGGACAATCTTGTCCGTTATAATACTGCACGTCTTTTGGAAAACCAGCAGACTAAGAACCTCGGTTCTGAACTCTTGACTGAAGATTTTACTCAGGGCGTAGGTGCTCCACTTGGTCTTGACCAGGGTATTCCACACGGTGGTGACGCAAAGGGTGTTTTCGCACCGATTTCTTTGGCACTTGTCCGTCGTGTTTTCCCACAGCTTTTCGCTAACGTCCTCGTTGGTGTTCAGCCATTGACTGGTCCTGTCGGTCTTGCTTTCGCACTCCGTTACATTTATAAGACCAATAACCCGAACGAATTAGTTGAAGCCGCATGGAAGGCAGTTCCTCGCTTCTCTGGTTATACCGGTTCTACCGCTAACACAGATGGCGAATGGGATGCTGGTACTGGTGTTGATACTCAGTCTGCTGAAGGCTGGAAGATCACTGGACCGACCTTCGGTTCTGATGACCCGTCTGTAAGCCGTAAGATGCCAGAACTTGGCCTTATGCTCAGCCGTCAGTCTATCGTTGCTAAGACCCGTAAGCTCGCTGCTAGCTTCTCTCTCGAATCTGCAGCTGATATTAAGGCTATGCAGGGTATCGAAATGATGACTGAAATGATCAACGTTCTCCAGCAGGAAATGACTGCAGAAATGGACCGTGAAACAATCGGCCGCTGCAAGAGCCTCTGTACTCCACGTGTTTACAACAAGGCTGATCAGACCCTCGCTAACAACGATTCCTTCATTGGTACAAACTCTCAGGAACGTTTCGGTCTTATCATCACTCACATCATGAAGGGTGTTAACGACATTCGTACCGCTACTCGTCGTGGTGCTGCTAACATTGCAGTCGTCTCCCCAGACGTTGCTACTGTTCTTCAGGTTGCTAACCCATGGTTCACCAAGGTTGCTCATGAAGTTAACGGTTCTGCAGTTACTCCGGAAATGGGTACTCTTAACGGTGTTGTTAAGGTCTTCTGTGACCAGTATGCTGTTGACGAATTCGGTGCAAACGACAACGGTGAAGTTCTCTTAGCATTCAAGGGCTCTAGCCTCTATGATGCAGGTGTTATCTTCTGCCCATACGTTACCGGTGTTGTCAACCAGGCTATCGATCCTAACGACTTCTCTCCAAGAGTCGGTATCATGAGCCGTTATGGTTTCGCACACAACATGCTTGGTGCTGAAAACTATTATCGCTTGCTCAAGTTCAACGGACTCTTCGCAGACGCTCCAGAAGCTCTCGTTTGGTAATCGTTATTGAACAAACAGATTTAAAAATACAGGTCTTT